ACTCAGGCAGATTTCTAATTACCTCAAAAGACTTGTGCGAACCTCCAGTTCTGTATGCTTGTTCTATAGACAAAGCATGAGCGTAGCAAAATGCCCACTCATAGTTGGCTACAGACTCTCGCATCCATACTGTGGAAGGGTGATTATGATGACACGCTAAGTAAGGAAAAATTCTGTTTCCCATAGTTAACGGACGCTGTTCTTTCATAAACACTTTGAGTTTTAAATGCTCTTCAGGTGTCAACTTTCTAGGCACATAGCCTAGCAGATAATCAATCCAATGATTAGTACACATCATCTGAGCACATTCTAGCTGCATCTTACCAACATGTTTGTCGATATGGTACTCAGCACACTTGTCGAGGTCGTCGTCAAGTTTAAATAAATTCAATGGTAGTCTCCTAAATTTGAAAGTATATTATACTAAATTTTAGATAGAGTGTCAAGAAATTTATATCGTAAGGTCAAATTATCTATGATTTTTTAAACTCTCGTTTTTTGTCCATACTGTGATTGAATACTTCTCACCAGATACAAGAGGTAAACTACTATGGGGGTGTGTTATTTGCCCCGGCCAAATGAGTAAGTCTCCTACATCTACTTGTTTGTTTGTGGTTTTTTGACGAGGAAAAAACAACTCTCCTCCTTCATAGTTGCTGTTTAGTTTAAGGCTACAGGTAATGTAGCTGTCATCGTGATGTTTGGCTAATTTTGTCTTTTCAGATAGAGTATATCTAACAGCAAACATATTTATTATTTCTATGTCTGCTGAAGATATATCCCAATACTTTGTAGCAGGTACCAAAACAGCGAGTAAACCTTCTTCTAGTATAGCGTACCACTCTGGTAGGTCTTTTTTGAAATGAATATCGTCCGTGTGATGAGGGTTTTTAGCATCGTAAAACCAAGTGTTTTTTTCTTTCAGGCATTCAAGAATAATCTCACATATATCTTGTGACAAGAAAGGGGTGTGCAGTATATCAGTTCCTAAAGGTTTTAAATCCGTAGGGTGAAATAGATCATGTGACATTATCCATTCTCGACATTAGTCGTTCAGCACGATTTGTTACTTGTTTATACCATCTGGAATCTCTTCCCTCTGTTCCCGCACTTGCCCAATCACCTTTATCTAAAGCTGCTTTAAAATTTTTAAACTGACTTAATCGAGGTCTGCCCATATTAAACATCATGTTTATTAAAACTTCTTGCACTTCACTGGGCCAAGTATTAAAAAGTGTACCGTACAAAACTTCACACTCATTAATTGAAGTGTTTAAGTCTTGCTCAAAGCACTCTTTAACTCTTTCTTCAGAAACAGGGGTTCCTACCTCCAAACCAAACTCTGGATCAGACTCTAGAACCAAGTGTCCTACTCCAAAAGTTGGATAACCTAAATGATCTAAATATATAGTATATTTGACCCCTTCATCTATTTTTAATTGTTCAAAAACTGCTTCTCTATTCATATAATGTTCCTTTAACACTGCAAGGACTTTTCTTTTAGTCCTCTGCTTCATCTATATCATCCCATGTTGTTACGGTTCGATAATAGATAACTACTTCTTTCATTTCACGAATGTATCTACGAAGTTCTTGCATATTATACGACATTAGTTCGTAGTCTCCTACAGACATCGAAAAGAATACTATACTACCTCCTGATTCCTTTTTAATTCTATCCAAGAACTCCTCTAGATTTTTCTCTGAAACAACATACCAAGTGGGCTCTTTTAAATCAATTTCCTTCGGTAACTCCGGCTGTACTATCTCTATTCTCACCGGCTTCGTTACTGTTATTATCTCCGGCTCCGGTACTATTGGTTTCGGGAACCAACTGCACCCCGTCATCAAGAGAATCGACATCCCTGCTGTCATTTTCAATGGATTCAAATACTTTTTTAGTTGCATTATTTGCTCGCTTTTCTATTAAGCCAGGTTTGGCCGTGGCTAATTTAGTTAGGTTATGTCTAGCGAAGATGTCAAGATACCTGCTCATCTCTAGCTCTATTTTTTTATTTTTACTTTGCATAGCGGTATTAGCTTCATTTTGTCTTTTAGTTTGTACTTGTAACTCTTTGAAGGCAGCTTCTTGCTGTTCAATGGCTACTCGTTGCGAAGCTATATTTTTTTGTAACTTTAAATTTTGGTCCCAGAGTCCATAAGCTGCTCCTCCTAAAACCAATGCCATCATTGCAAAAAACTGCCACATGATTATTCTTCCTTAGTATCAAACTCTATTATACCCTCAGACTCAAGATAAGATAGAGTATTTTCTACTCCTGCTGCGTGCCCTGACTGCCAGCTAGTGTATGTCGTTCCTGCTAAGCACAAAAAGCCTATTACTAGAACTATAGGGTCTACCATCATATAAATACTCCACTTGCAATAGCAAGGCTGCTCCAATTAATATATATTATAATTGAAAAGATCCTAAATGTCAAGAAATATTTTTCCATATCTATTTGCAACTCTTAAAAATATTTCTTGACTTTCGATGTGGAATCTACTATAATATCTATAAGTTGTGAAAGGAAGATTATGAAAATATACACTAAAAAACCTTGGTCTCGTAAAGAAAGAGAGCTACTTCGAAAAGTATATTACTTTTCAACCAGTGTGGAGCTTCAGGAATACTTCCCTGATAGATCATATAATGCTTGTGTAAAACAAGCCAAGTACTTACAGGATCGTGGATGGGCATTTCAAAGAAGATCAGTATAGCAATAATACTAATATTAATGGCTCAGGATGTTTCTGCAGCTGAGGACCGAGTACAAGATCTTCAATGTCTAGCTAAGAACATATACTTTGAAGGGCGTAATCAACCTTGGGTAGGTCAATTAGCCATTGCACAAGTTACATTAAATAGGGTAAAAAGTGCAGCATTTCCTGCCACAATATGTCAGGTGGTTAAACAGCAAAGAAAAGAAATATGTCAATTTAGCTGGTATTGTGATGGCAAATCTGACAAACCTAAGAATATTAAAGAGTACGGAAATGCAACAGATATAGCTATTCAGGCTTATTCGCAGACACTTCCTGATGTGACTGGAGGAGCTCTTTGGTATCATGCAACATATATACAAAAGCCTTTTTGGGCACATACTTTTAAGAAAAAAGTACAAATAAACGAACACATTTTTTATATAAAATAAGAAGGAGTAAAATGACTATAGTATTTTGGATTATAATTATTACAGGCACTATCAGTGCTACCAGTAATACGATGAAACTGAACGAACTTTGCAATAAAGAAGTAGCTGAGGGCGTGTCAAAAGATGTTAAAGAGTGTAAGCAATACTACTTTGATACACGAATTAAGAAGGGCTGGTAGATGTATAATATACCAGAAGAGGAAGATCTTGGAATAGAAGGCGTAACTATGGACCCTCACTACTATTTGAGGGAGCGTGATCACGGTTTTATATCCGGTTGGGATACCTTAGTCCAAGAGAATACTAAGGTTAAAGATGAAGATTAGAGTTAAAAACAATAATGTTGAAAGTGCTTTAAGGGCCCTTAAAAGAAAGACAAAAGATTCCTTAATGGAGCTTAAAGATAAACAATATTACGAAAAAAAGAGTGCGAAGCGAAATAAAGCAAAAGCTTCTGCTAAAATCAGAGAACGAAAAAGACAGAGAGAAGAAAATGCAAAACACTAGAGCCACACCATTTGAGCTTGTAGGAGACTTCATGGAAGTATTTGGACAGGAAGTACACTGTGAGCCTACACTACGCGATAGGGACACTCAAGATCTTAGAGTAGATCTCATAGCTGAAGAACTAGAAGAATTAGAGGTAGCATTGGCTAATAAAGATATTATTGAAGTAGGAGACGCACTTACAGACCTTCTTTATGTTGTCTATGGGGCGGGCCACGCTTTTGGAATAGACTTAGATGAATGCTTTCTGGAGGTTCATGATAGTAATATGTCTAAACTAGGGGAGGACGGACGTCCTATATACAGAGAGGACGGTAAAGTTATGAAAGGTCCTAACTATTTTTCACCAAATTTAAGAGCTATTATAGTATGATTAAGACATTTATTGAAATCAAAGAATTCAATAAAGTGCTCCAGTCTAGAGTTTATCTTGTACCTACTATATGGTATGAGAGGGAGAAATTTAATAAAGTTGCTTGGCATACACTAAGTCTAGGCTTTTTGAATTTTATTTTTACAGTAGAAATAGAAGTACATTAAAACAATTCTTTAGAGATGCAACTATCTCAAAGGCACTTCTTTTAGAAGGGCAAAAGAGTTTATATATGTTAGAAACATTTATCGATCTAGCGGTTACGTTTTGGCAGTGGTCAGTCTTCGCTGTTATTGTTTTAGTAGGTTTTATAGTCAATTTACTTGACGATAAAGAACCTAAGTATAGGGTAGGTTTTTCTTACCCTGAGATGCCTCATATGAAACCTATTCCAATTGCAACGAAAGGAAAAGGGTTTTTTAAAGGTATATGGCTATGGCTAATGAGTGTAAGACAATGGGAGATCTGTGAGGATTTTCATTTTACACTTAAAGGCGAAGACTACGTAATACCTGAAGGCTTTCAATTTGACGGTGCTTCAGTTCCTAAATTCCTCGCAATGTGGCTTTCACCTACTGGCGTTCTGCTGATGGGTGGCCTTGTTCACGATTATCTATATAAATATGCTACTTTAGAGTTTGCAGACAAAGATAAACTTTTTACTCGTGTGTATAACCAAAAAGAAGCGGATGAAATTTTCCGAGATATTTGCATAGAAGTTAATGGTTTCAAAGTATTAAATTATCTAGCATTCATCTCTCTTCGAGCAGCAGGTTTTGTGGCTTGGAACGGCCATACAAAACGTGGTACTCAACTTAAGGAGTCTTAATATGCAATATGTTAAAAAAATTATGAAAGAACGCACCTCCATGGACGGAATAGCACTTATAGCAATTTGTGGTGGTGTGATTCTGTTTGGGGGCCTAGCTAAAATAGCTGCGTGGGTTGGTTTAGCTTATGGCGTGTATACTTTAATTCGACCGGAGAAATAAAATGGCTTATTCTGATCAAGTAATGGATCATTATAACAACCCTCGTAATGTGGGACGCTTTGATAAGGAAGAAAAAAACATTGGCACAGGTATGGTGGGAGCACCTGCCTGTGGAGATGTAATGCAATTACAAATCAAAGTGACAGACGGTATTATTGAAGAGGCTAGATTTAAGACTTATGGATGTGGTAGTGCTATCGCATCCTCTAGCCTTCTTACTGAATGGGTGAAAGGGCGTAATCTTGAAGAAGCAGGCAACATCACAAATGTAGATATAGCCGAAGAATTAGCACTTCCTCCCGTAAAAATACACTGTAGCGTACTTGCAGAAGATGCTATTAAAGAAGCAATTAAAAATTATAAGGAAAAGCATGGACCTTAAGAAATTAACTAAATTAGTAATTACAATGGAAGAATGCGGGGAGCTGATTCGAGCGTGCTCGAAAGTGCTCCGCCACGGTGTAGACGATCCACAG